AACATGATTCAATTAGTCTTGCAGAAAAAGACTTGTTTTGGATGGTAGAGACAACTAAAGCATCTGGCAAATTTGACAGTGTAGAAGTTGGTAAAAGTGTGTTTAATATTGTCGAAGACTACAGTGATGAAATGACGGATCTAAAGTATGGATAATAACATATTTAAACTATACGAAAGACGTATCGATAACTGCTGGTTTGCATGTGATTCGTTTGAAGAGGGCACGTGGGGCAAAGATTACTGGCGTCAGAATGCCATGTATCTACTACGTAAAATGAACAATGAACTTAATGGAGGACATACAAATGAAGTTTATACTAATATCAATGATGTTGGCTAATCCAATAACTTATGCAGATAAAGCAACATGTTTAACCGCAGTTGATGCTCTAAAGCAAATCGAAGCCGAAGCAGTATGTATACCTGCTCCTTTAGCAGAACAGGATGCTAGTGACAAGATGGTAACCCATATGAGGAAAATGATTAAAAGACTTGAACAAATGAAAATTGATTTGAGTAAACAAGGCGGCTTCCAAGGCGGTGGCACAACAACGGATGCACTTAAATGAACCAATCATTATTAGGCTTACAATTTGAGCAGAGCAAATATCACAAAGGTATACAACTTGTACTAGACTTTAAGAATTATGAGTTGAGTGTTGTACAACATGACGGAAGTTATGGTGGAACAAAAGGTTTGTTTGAAATTATGGTTAGTGATTCAACTGGCGGTGTAGAACTTCCAGGAATAACAGAACCAGGAGATACTGTAAAGGGCTTCTTAACACTAGAAGAAGTTAGTATAATTTGTAAAAAGTTAACCTCTATTACAGGTTACGATCCAGTTAAGGTTGCTATCTAAGCCATAAATACAGTAAGAAGGATTACTGTATGCCTAGACTAAGTTTATATCGCCCAAATCGACAAAACGATTACAAGTTTATTGACCGCACTGTTATGGAAATGTATCAGGTTGGTGGTGTTGATATGTTTATTCACAAATATCTTGGACCACAAATACACGGAGACGATAGTTCAAGTGTAAGCGGAGGTACACAAGATGCCACACAACCTGCTTATAGCAGTGAGTCTCCGCTATTCATTGAAGACTTGTTCTTACTTGAAAACAGAGATAGAAAATACGATAACGATATATACCAAATGCGTGGAGTATACAACGCACAAGATATTGATTTTGACCTAAGTCAATTTGGATTATTTTTAAACAATGATACATTGTTTATTACATTCCACTACAACTTTATGATAGATACAATTGGTCGTAAACTTATGAGTGGAGATGTACTTGAGTTACCAAATCTTAAAGATTTTAACCCTCTTGATAGCGGTATCGCTAGAGCTATACCTAAATATTATGTAATACAAGATGCGGCATTTGCCAGTGAAGGATTTTCACAAACTTGGTTACCACATCTATGGCGTGTTAAAGCCACACCACTTGTAAGTGCTCAAGAATACAATGATATACTTGATAAACCTTTTGAAGTTGAAAACATTTGGGATAATGGAAATTACTATCCAAGCGGAAGTATTGTTCTTAGTGGAGATACTTATTATAAAGCAATAACAGATGTTGACCCTGGCATCGATATTACCAGCACCACACACTGGCAAGAATTTGCACCTAAAACCGAAATGGAAACATTTGGTACTGTTGTTAAAGATAGATCAATAAACGATGCTATACTTACACAAGCTGAGTACGAAGTTCCATACAGTGGATATGATACTGTTAAGTTTTATATTGTGCCAACCAATGAAGATGGATCACCAGCAGATCCTAACAGTTATACAGTAGACAGCAATGGTATTACTGTGGACACTACAAATATTGATGTTGATGGACAACCGGTATCGCCAAGAGCAAACGGTTACACACTAGGATATTTAACCGGCGACGGACTTGCTCCAAATGGATTACCAGTAACTCCGGGTATTAGTTTTCCGGCGAATCCACAAAGCGGAGATTTTGCACTTAGATTAGACTATTACCCAAATAGACTTTTTCGCTATAGTGGTACAAGATGGGTTAAGTACGAGGACGATGTGAGAACTAATTTAACACCAGGTGATAAAGAAAAAGCAGTTGCTAATTATGGTAACGTAAAATCACAGACACAACGCAGTAGTTTTGTTAACAACACAAATGAAACTGCAACAGAAGATCGCGGAAACATTCCACAACGTCAAGCACTTAGTAAACTACTTAAACCGCAGGCTGACAATTAATGGCATTAACTCAATTCTTTTACGACGAACAAATACGCAGGTTCTTGTTGCAGTTTACTCGAGTATTTTCTAACTTTCAAGTAGAATACGGAAGAACTGAAGACAATACTGCTAAAGCATTATATAGAGTTCCAGTACGTTATGGTGATGCTACTAGACAAGCTCAAACTATTATACAACAAAACAGTGCAAACAGTTTGCCTAGTACACCTTTGATGACATTTCATGTTACCAATTTAAACTATGCACGTGATAGAATACAAGAACCATACTACATCGAAAAACAAAACGTAAGACAACGTTTATGGGACACTGAATCAGAATCCTACGAAACTACACAAGGTAATGCATTTACTATTGAAAAACTCATGCCTGTGCCATTTGACTTAGAAGTTAACCTAGACATTTGGACATCAAATACCAATCAAAAATTACAATTGCTAGAACAACTATTAACGTTATTTAACCCCAGTTTAGAAATACAAAGCACAGAAAACTTTATTGACTGGACCAGTCTTAGTGTTATGTATTTAGAACAAGTAACTTGGAGCTCAAGATCAATCCCAATGGGAACAGATGATGCAATTGATATCGCTACATTAAGATTTGTTATGCCAATTTGGATCTCACCTCCTGCTAAAGTTAAAAAACTTGGTGTAGTTGAGAGAATTGTTGCAAGTGTATTTGATGGTAACGGTGATATGAACAATGCAATCTTTGACAATGATTTACTAATGGGTACTAGACAAAAGTTTACTCCTTATAACTATCAAACATTACTGCTAGGTAATCAACTACAAGTGTTAGAGCCTGCCACAGTCATTTTAAATAATGATGGTGTTAAGGTTCCGCCTGCTCCTCCAAGTAACTTGATGTGGCATACTGTGATTGATCTATATGGTAGTTTACGAAACGGAATAAGTCAAGTTCGTTTGGATAATCCTTACGATAATACTGTTATTATTGGAACAGTTTCTTATCACCCAACTGATGATAGATTTTTATTGTTTACTGTTGACACTGATACGACTCCACAAAACACATTATTGCCATCAGTTAACGCAATAGTTGATCCTCAAGCAAAAGGTCCAGAAACTGTAGGTGGTGGTGGATATGGTTTACCAGTTGCCGCTAGTGGACAACGATACTTGTTTATTAACGATACCGGAAGTAACAGTGCAACTGATCCTGGGTTTGCACAAGCCTGGAGAGGCACAGACGGTACTCCTCTAGTTGCTAATACAAACGATATAGTAGAATATGATGGCACAAGATGGAACATTTCGTTTGATTCAAGTTTAGATAGTAATGTACAATACGTAACCAATGAAAATACAAGTGTGCAATATAGATGGGCAGCAGGAGAATGGCTAAAGAGTTACGAAGGATTATATCCTGAAGGCGAGTGGAGTTTAGTGCTTTGATCAATGCAGTTGGAGTTTGGTTTTACAGTGTAAAAACAGACAGATATTTATATTTGCTACGCAATGATTCTAAAAATCCTGGATGTTGGGGACTACCAGGAGGTAAAGTAGACTTTGGTGAAAATCTCAATGAGGCATTACAACGTGAATGTCATGAAGAAATTGGGTTATGGCCTGACGTTATTAAACTAGTACCAATTGAAAAGTTTACTAGCGTTGACAACCATTTCAGTTATCATACATTTTTCTGTTTAGTTGACGAAGAATTTGTTCCTGTATTAAACAACGAACATTATGGATATAGTTGGATAAAATCTGGAGTATGGCCAAAGCCTTTACATCCTGGACTGTGGACTACTAT